CTGGAAATGAAATGGTCAGCGGTGCCTTGGACAAAATCAAAGGCTTGTTCTAATAAGATGATTCCTCAACTAGATAGTTGAGGAATTTTTGTTTACCCCAATCGCAAAAAAAGATCCTTGAGAAAACTCAAGGATCTTTCTAATCTAGTATACTAAATTATTTTTTAAGGTTATAGAAAGATTCCAATCCACGGTATTCTATTTTAACTCTATTATATAAGTAGAAATAAATCAAAAAAGCGATAAAATAAGCCTTTATACGTTATAAATACATACAATTTTTTTACCATAAAAATACAAAAGTTTTCACTTTTTGCCCCTTTTTTGCCCCTTTTTATTTTTTTTCCATTATAATAGACAATCTCAAGAAATGCCATTGTAACAGACAAAATGGGAAATTTATTTTATTTTTAATTCTTCCGCAAGATCATATAATTTTTCAGCTGTAAGTAGGGCCATTTTATCCATACTAGTTTTTCCTTTTCTAAGGTCAGATACTGTAGACCAAGGAACGTCTGCACCTTTAGCAATTGCAGTTGTACTTATTTCGCTATTTAACAACTTTTCTATTTGTTCTCTCATTTAACTACTCTCTTTACTTCCATCTGCCTTTTAAAATCATAAGAAATACAAAAAATACGATTATGAAAATTGGTAAATATTTCATTCTTTTGCTCGATATGATATAATCATGGTAGGTCTAAGGGGCTTTCGCCCCAACCTACCAGAGCCTTACTTGAACCGCTTTGCTTTGCGTGGCTTGCGTTCTTTTGGCTCTTTTTTTATTGCTATGATAACACTTGCGATCCCTGTTAATAAGGTTCCAGTTGCTACCATTAGTTCAGCAATCTCTGATATTTTCATATCTTCCTCCTTTCTGACTATATTATATCACGGTGTACCGTGACTGTCAACACTTTTTTTAAAAATAATTAAAGATTTTTTAATCTGGAACTAGTTTCAGCACAAATAAAAAAACGGTAGCATTACGCTACCGCTGTTGTTATTTTATAATGTCTCTGGCCACGGATCGTCTGTGGTATACGACATACTAGTAAATCGTATATCGCCTATTTCTCGATCGGTTGGTACTGGATCATCAAATTGCAAGCGAACATGATTATTATCGCTGTTTCCACCAACATACCAAGTCCCATAACGCTTACCCTTATCATTCATCATGATCCCGATCTTTGAGCCTGTCGGACGAAAACCAAGCGGTAGAGCGCCAATTGGTAAAATCGTGACGTTTCTTTCTTTGTCTGAGCTTTGAGGAAAATATCCTTCGGATCCTCTACGTTTGATCCCAAACCAGCCCCATTTTAACCCACCAAAAACAATCTCTACGGTTGAGTTAATGCGTCTAAACTCAATATATGCGTTATCCAAATTCGATTTGATAGTGTCAGGCCGTACTGAGCCTGTATCACCAGCTAAAATAGACCATGTCTTCCAACCTGTCCCAGCTTTTTTCTTGATCCACTTGTAAGCACCGTTTTTGGCTGTGGTATCAACGTAGGTTGTACCAATATCAGCTTTTAGATCATACGGGAAGCCTTCGCCTTTTAAGTCCGTATCATTCGCTTCAACGTTGCGCTTTAACTCCTCAAGATCGTTTTTGGTCGCAAGCCTGCTTATTTGGTTTTGGAGCCCGGCAAAAGTTGGAAACAAACTGTATGCTTTGTTCAATGACAAAAAGTTTTTTTGACTGTTGCTAAGTTTGTAAACATCTGTTCCAATTAGTTTGATAACTTCTTTTAATTTATCCATATTTTACCTCCTTAGAGGTTGTTTTTGGCGTTGTTATAAACTTGTACAAAGTCAGTATTTTCTAAGTCGGTAAATTTCTGACCAAGCTCGGTCATTTTAGACACGATCGCGCTGTCTGGGTTTTCGCCCGCTTTGATTTTATCTGCGATTTCTTTTAAGGTATCCAACTCCTCGGGTACACCTTCGCCAAGGATTGCAGTTTTCACACCTTGGATAGCTGTATCCAGTTGTTGCTGTGTGATTCCACCTTGGCCTACTTCTGACTTGTCAGCCTTGTTAGCAAGTGTGGTTTTAATTTCTTTGACGTCAGCACCAACCGCTTGAGCGAATTGAGTTAATTTTTCTGTGTTTAAAGTCATATTTTTCTCCTAAATTTTAGCTAGATTGTATAGTACTGTGAGGTCTGGAAGTTCCTCGCCTTGCTCACGTTTCCGAAGTTCCTCTAAACTATCTGAGGTATATTCTTCTGTTGATTGTGTCACCTTGATTACCGTTGATTTATCAGACGGAAATACATAGTTACCGCAAGTGATCTCTACTTGATAGATACCGACTGGTAAGATTTTACCAATCGTAAATTTAACCTTATGATCTGTGACCGTACTGGTTAAGCTAGTTTTACCGATACGATTAGCAAGCGTGATCGTGGCTTCCTGCCCCTCGATTTCTGGGACTGGACTATAATTTTCATCTAGCAATTCATAGCCAAAAAGAGAGGCTGTGTCGCCTTGCTTGACGACATCGCCTCCCTCAAATTGTTTTAAGTTCGTTGAATTAATACGCATGGTTCACCTCCTTATGAGAATGATCCAAAACTATTGATACGTTTACCATTCTCCGATTGACCGACTGCGACATATCTGCGATTTCCAGAACCTGCGATGTATGTGATCCAGATATAACCATCATTATCAATCCAACCGTCATAGTTGATCGCTTGACCTGCGGTATAGACTGCTACAATCTCGCCAGAGAGGCCTGCAGAAGCCCGTACATTGAGCGCAGATACTTCTACGGTAAATGTACCTGTTTCCTCGTTAAATGCGTTGGAGTCGACTGTAAGAGGCTCTGACGGTTCGACATTAGTCACTTGTGCTGGTTGTCCGTCTACAGGGAAGTAAAACCAGCCTACGATTCCGTTAAAATCACGGGTGTTATATCGCGCTGGACCACCCACGTATAGAGCATCTGCGTTACCGTCAATATTCTGTTCAATAGTGCGCATGGTATATCCGTCTGAGTCTTCGATGACTAACCCTGTATGGCCATACGGATGACCGTAGATGTAAGTGGTATCCATAACGAATACTGCCCCAGCCCGTGGTTTACTATCGAGATTGCCCTCTTGATTGTATTCCACCTCATAGCCTAAATCACGGGCAGAATTAAGCAGATCAATCGCATTTCCCCAAAGGGCCTTACCAAAGAAATTGATTGAAATAGAGTTCGGTAGGTCCACGCATTGAGTTCCGTATGCTCCATCAGCATCAGCTCCTACCCCTTGGTTCGCTAAGCTTTCTGCATACCCTAAAATATCGTTTAAAGTAGCCATTAATGCTCCTTTCTAAATTCAAAAGCGACTATCCAAAAGAAGATAGTCGCTAGTATGAATAGTTTAATCTTGGTTAGGTTCTTCATAACCTAATGCACGTTCGCTATCGCTCAATCCAGCAGTAGTTGGATCATTGACCACTCCGACCAAAACGAGGAATGCAAATAACACATTGACGAATACCAAGATTTTATCAATGGTTTGACCGAATTCCAATTTGATACCAAAGATATCCGCAAACGCTTGGAATAGCAATGCAAGTGCTGGAACGATTGCAAGCCAAAAGTTTTTATTTTTCAAACGTACAGACCAGTTAATTTTATTCATGATAGTTACCTCTTTAATTTTTTTTATTTTGAATGAGGGCTTTAAGCTCCTTCATGTCTTCACTTAAAGCCTTTACTTGTTCTGCCAAAATAAGTAGTGACTTATTCTGTTCATCTGCGGCTAAACGAAAGTCCCGCATGGTTTCAATATCTTTTTCGATAACAACCATACGTTTTTCTTGTGCCACGATGCTACCTTTAAAGTTGCCATAAATTCCAAGTAGAATACCGACAAAGCCTACCATCATACTAATATCCTCTGGTGTGAAGTGGATCATAAATCACGCCCCTCTCTATTAATTAAATTATTGTACTGGTTGTGGTGTAGCTGTCGCAACTGGTTGAGTTTCAAGGTCTCCCGCTGGTTTTGGTTCTTCCGGTTTTGGCTCAGTCCATTTCCAAACCGCCAGCTTCCCATTTTGTGAGAGTGATCCCTCAAGGTCTGCCACTGTTTCGTTGTTGTAAGTAAATTCTTGATTTACTTGGACCAGTACACGTTGACCCTCTCCATATTTAGGAGTATGGCTTGGATCGTTAACCGTGAAGATTTCATAAGGTTTGTAAGTCTTGCCAGCTTGTCCAGCTTCGACCAATTCCAAACCACGCGCATAAAGTGTAGGATCAAGTGGGCTTTCTGTGTTGGTTACTGCTGCCAAAACTGCCCAATCTGCTACTGACTTAACTTCTGAGATTTTAGTATCTTTCTCAGCGAGATCGCTGTTAAATTGTTCTTTTTGTTTAACCAATTCCACATTAAGAGCTTTTACTCCTTCCGCTGGGTTGAGTTCAGTAGTTACCAATCCAATGACTGCTTGGATCAAACTTTCATCACTTTCAGTCGTGCGGTCACCTTCCAACACACGGTCATACGCTGTGTATGGGTCTTGACAACGGATAGCCACGAATGTTTTACCTTTTTCTTGCAAAAATTTATTTACTACTTTAAATTCCATAATTATTTACCTTCTTCTAGTTTTTTCGAAGCCTCATCAAAGAGGTCTTTGAGTGCTGAGTCACTAGCTAAAACATCGTTAAATTTAGTTAGCAATTCATTGGTTTGTTCATAGTACGCCTTGTAGTTAGCGCACTCAATAATTTTATTCGCAAGTTGGACTGCGACATCGTTGATAATTTTGTCTGTTGTGTTCATGCATTACCTCTTATTTAAATCCGTATCCATTTAAAATTCCCTGTATATGATTCTTGATCACTGCATTAGTAACCATTCCATGACGGACCATCATACCAAAGCAAGAAAGTAGATCCCAAAGATATGCTCCCACGTCTTTGCCGTTTGCTAAAAATACTTTTCTTGAATAAAGTGCTTCTAAGAAAAAATCTCCACGGCCTATGTAGTGTTTTACACCATTTTCGTTCATCGGCAAGAGATACGTTTCTTTCCCTTGCATGTTGTTGTGAAAGTTCCAAGGGCTACGATTACTTTTGTTGTTATAAATCAAAACGCGGTCGCCAATAATTTCTGTTAAACTTTCATTAGTACCGTTACCTTTGCCAGACCATAGACGGATACCAGCGAATGTAGGGTTGTCATGCTTCTCTGATTTATCGTGGTTCGTGCCAAAAATCATAAGTGCAGCGTTGCTATCTCTAAAACGTTCTGCGATAAATCCGCTCTTAGTCAGCTTGATAAATTGCGATGAATTGGTATCATCAATCCGTCTGATTGTAGCTTCGTTATTCAGCACATTATATTGACCTTTCTGTAGATCAATATTCATCTTGCCGTTTAGAGCTTCGATACGACCACCACGCAATGTCATACCAGTTAGCGTACCAGCGAGGACGTTGCTTGCGTTAACATTAATCACATTAACTTGACTTGCATCAATCGTGCCACCCGTGATTTTGTTAGCGTTAAGGTTGGCAATCATACCGTCTTTAATAACTGCATTATCAATCTGTGTTTGGCCTGTAATATGTGTCAATCGTCCATCAATTCTGTTCGTACCATTTGCAAGTAGATTAATCGAATTAAGCACATCACCATTACTGTTTAAGTTACGCACGGCCCACGATCCAGCAAGCAGGCTCATTTGTGCCTGAATAGCAATATCCTGTGTAGATGTGTTGTCTACGAATTTTTTTGGTGGTCTATCCCCACGAACAAGAGAAACCTTTCCAATAGCAACTTGACCATTCTTCATTAACCAAAATTCCAATGGGAATTCTCTTGAGTTAGTTGTCGTCTTATTGACCGTCATAGTCCCTGTGATAATTTGTATACCAGTTTTATCAAAGTATACTCGGTCAGACGCAAGTCCACCATCTGCTGACCATAATTCGATACCAAGGGGAGCATCTGGCAGTACATCTACCCATGCTTCAAAACGATAACTGATTTTTTCGCCCTGGGTAAACGTTGATGTGTTAAGAGGTAACGCAAAACCATGGTAAACACTGTTAGTTTTATTAGAATTGGTAATTCTCAATAATTTCGTTGAGGCTGTAACTTCAACGACATTGGCTTCAGATTGCTTCTTCTTCCACTTGCTAAAATTAGTAGGATCATAGACTAAGTTAAAATCTTCTTTTGCATACTTACCAACCTCAGTTTGGAAGATCTCACTTGACATAACCAGCCGTGAAAGCTTATCGGGTGCGTCTGTTTCGGACGTGCCGATGATACGCTCATAGAGTTTGTTAGATTCGGTTAGCTTGTTAAATTCTACAGTTTGCCTTTGGATTGCAGATTCTGTATTGTCAGCTTTATTTCGTAAATCAGCTAGACCAGTATTGGTACTTCTTTCAAATCCGTCAAAAACTTGTTTTGATATAAAATCAGTTTTGACATTCTGCAAGATTTTATTATAAATAACCCCGCTATCTGTCTGATAAAGGCTTTCTGTGACTTTACGATTTAAGTCTGGACTGTTTAAAATCAGCGTTTTTATCTGCTCTGACAGCTTCCCAGCATCTGGAATTGTACCAGCTTTTACTAGTGCTTCTTGCGCTTTCGCATTGACTTTCTCAATTTCAAGATTGGTTGACTGTCTAGCTTGCTCTAACTGCTTATCAACCTCTTTTTTGATCTTATCGACATCTTCGGTATCAATACGTTTCTCCCACATTGAGCCATTCCAGACGTACATACGGTCGTAGAGTCCGTTCTTTTCAAACCAGATATCACCTATCTTATGCTCTTTGTTATCTGGTCTGTTATACCAAACCTTGTTACCTTGAGCATTTAAGAGATAGTCAGGTAAGTTATTCTCAAACCTTTCTTGACTTTTAGCAATATCATCAACCTTTCCTGCCAATCCACTTTGCATGGTTGATTTAATGTTTGTACCGATATCACCAAATTCCACGCTTTCGTTTCGCTCGTTGATAAAGTCATAAGTAACAGTCGTTACTTTCGCAGTCTCGTCCGTAAGCCCAATCTGTGGGTAGTAGATAGGCACGATATCACATAGCTCTAGTTCCTCGATCCAGCCATTGTCTGCATAATCTAGCGTTTTAGCTAGATCAGCATACTCGATCTTGATATTGATCTTAGGTTTCCCAATTGCATTGCGTTCCATGTAATCGTTAGCCATTTTACGCAATTTATCGGGTGTTGGAAGGTTCTTCTTCTTACCATCTGTGCTAAATTCGCTAGAAAAGTCTACGACCTTAATCCTGCGATGTGCGTAGAGAGCCTTATACTTACTGTCTATGTAATTCTCTGGGAGCGTAACCGTTACTGGATCGGGCTGACTATCGCTAGTGTCGCCCTCTGGCTTGTCTGGTGTGTAGGTCGCAAATGGCAACACGCTAGTGTATGCACTCTCGATTGTTTCATCAAGTTCAGCAGACAAGATATTTCTGCCGTACTCTAGCACGGTTGGAGCAGTACGGCCTAACTGTTTATGCAGTCGCACGGTCATATTGTCAAACTCGTATTCCCCGCCATAAATGTCAAGGATAGAGCCTTCTACACCACCAAGGGCCTGTCTGGCATTTTCCATTTTGGAGATATCAAACACACCCTTACCAGTCGTCTGGATATCAGACCAAACATCAAAACGAAGATCACCAATCAGCGCACCTCTCCAGATTGACAATGCACTAAATGCCGATCCAGAAAATGCTGTGGCATTTCTCAATACCATATATTCCAGCTTATGACTGATATGTTGACCGTAGATTTTAACAATGTTACTGCTATCTTTAACGATCCGTGAGATTTCAAATGTTTGGTTCTTGGTACGCAGTCCAGCATCGGCCTTGAGCTTCATTTCTTTCTCAAGGCTTGCTACCATTGGATCGCTCACGGGGAGTTCTGCATATAACGTATAACTCCCGTTGCGCTCACGGGTTACAGTTCCTTTGGTTACGTTAAGCTCACCTAAACCATAAGTTTCAAATGACTGCTCATTTTTATTAAATAGTATAGGTCTCATAGCTTAACCCCCCAATTTGGGATCATTTCGACAGTAAAACTGCCGTCCCAGCTTATTAAGTTGCGACCATAATCAAGGTAAGGCATCTGAAATTGTGGAGACCTTACCACCTTATCCCACGCTGGAAGATTGCCAGAGTAGACTTGGTTAGCTTGCATATCCAGCGTTATCTTACCTTGGATATCTTTTAACTTAGTTTTACGACCATTAATTGTAAGGGTACAGTCGCCAGACCCTCGTAGTGTGATAATTGGTTTAGCGTTAACGTTGCCAATACCATTCACTGTCGCACCGTTCGATAGTGTTTGAGTAGCGCGCCCTTGCTTATAAAATTTAACTGGATAACACACAAAATTAATGGTCGTTTTACCAAATTGTCGCATGGTTTCCTCAATGCTAAACGTTTCAAGATATGCAGCACGATAGATAAAATCTGGATCGTAAGAGATTGTTAAATCCTTATACCCTGCCACATTTAACCATTCAGAAATTTTATAAACTTCTGTAGCAATTAAGTCCTTTTCTTTTACAAAATTAACAGGGAAGCTCAATTCAGCAGAATTAAGACGGTTATTACTGATTAGTAAGTCACCGTCACGACCCGCTACAGTCACGCGCTCCACATCAAGGCTGGAAGTAGTGATCTTCTTGCCTTCTGCGACTTTTAAGCCGAATTCAGTATTTTTCTTTCCGTTGAAAGTAAATGTCGTCAAGCTAATCCCCTTCCTTCCTGATTAGTATAGTATGCTAGTTCACGCATTAAACGTTTCATAAATTCTGGTGTCAAATCTTGTCCAGTGCTGTTTCCATGCACATTCAAGGTATAATTTTGGTTTGGTCGTTCATCACGATTATTACCGCGTTTAACTTGGTCAATCAACTCTTGGATAAACGGTACAAGGTCACGTTGTTCATTGTTCCGTTTCCATTCATTAACGTTTTTGATCCGTTGCGTAACGTTCGCTACTTCCGAACGTTTCCAACCTACACCGTCCGCAAAGTTCGGTATACCTAATTCACGCATAAAGTTTTTAGTCAAACCTGCACGCATGACCTTTGAACCTTTTGGAAGATCAAGGATCACGTTACGGCCCTCTGGGATAAACGATGATCCGTCCGGTAGTGTGACCATTTCTTTATAGAGTGTACCGCGTTGGTCGTTGACCATTGCAGGACCGCCTTTGTGGTAATCTGTACCATCTTTAAAACCAATAACTCCTGCTGCTCCACCGATCATACGTTTTACAACATCAATGTATACCGTCTTACCCTGTACACTATTAATATTTGATTGAGCGCTCCAAACAGGACCTGCAGTGTTGTCTTGTGCATTAATAGCCTTGATAGGGCTTGGTGTAGCATTCCAAGCATTTTGATTATCAATCGCTTGGCGCGCGGCAGTGATCGCGCCAGTTGGATCACCCAACTGTGGTTTAACTGGAGATGGAGTGTTATTCCATTCTTGCTGTTTGTTGATCGCTTGTTGCGCTGCGTTATTCGCATTGCTTGGATCCGCAGTTAACTGCTTAGTTGGTACAGCAAAACCGTTAAATAATCCTAAAGCACCCATCGCTTGGTTAGTTCCAAGCGTTACACCGTCTGGAGTTGCAATCAAGTCTGTCTTGTGGTCAGTAGGTAACGTTAAGATGCTAGACATCGCACTAGCGATAGCGCTCTTGGTCTTATCTTCTGCATCCAAGTTGACTACGTGGGCCATACCAGTGAGTGAGTCAACTGCTAGTCGTACACGTTCAGCCTTGTCACTTGCAGCATCCTTTAAGATCAACTCTTTCTGCTCTGGTGTTAGTGTATTCCAGCGTTCAATAATCGCAGTAGCACGTTCACCAGACGAAAGAAAGTCAGTATTCTTCATCAAGAGTTCCTTGACTTCTGCTGGCATTGCATTGTATTGTTCAAGCAATGTCTTACTATCAAGGACTGCTTTCATACCTTGGTTGTTACCTACAACCAACTCTTTCTCTTGCGGGGTTAGACTATCCCACTTGCCAACCTCAACCAATGCTTGTCCGATTGTCATCTTAGCGTTGGTTTCAAGGTTTGCGTGCTTGAGGATAAACTGCATATTTTCCCAGCCATTTTCAGCTTGGAGTGCTTTAGTTACTTCCTCTTGTGCATTGGTCTTTACTTGTCCAGTCTTAGGATCAAATACCAATCCATTCCAGATGTTGTTGGCATCTTTGGTTTCCTGTGACATATTCTGCACGCTCTTGGCAACCATACCAGACGAACGACCCACGATGTCAGCGAATTGGCCTGCCTTAGCCATCATCTTATCGTAGTCAAGTCCAAGTTCTGCCCAATCCTTTCGCATCTGGTCAAAGTACATCTTACGTTGTTCATCGTTACCGAAATTAAGAGGTACTTTCTTACTCCATTCCTTTTGAAGAGCAGCATACTCACGGCCGAATGCTTCCATCTTGGACTTGTGTTGGGCATTTAGTTTTTCCATTTCCTTGTTGTATTCGGACTGGCTATAAATCCCCTTTGCGTGAGCATCTTTCAAGGCAGTTACTTGTTCACCATAAAGTTTCTGCTCCTCTTTAAGCCATTTAGCTACAACTCCTGTACCTTTGCGTAATTGAGTTTCATTCAGATCACTAATTTGACCATTCATGGCTTTCATGATCGCAGTACGTTCATCGGCAGAATATTTCTGCAATGACAATTGCTTATCAATAAATTGATTTTCGTAGTCAGAAATAATCGCTTGTTCTTCGCGAGTGATCTTTCTGTGCTGGTCAGATGCATTTTGATAAATCCGTACAATCTCATCTGCCATGGATTGTACATTTTTCTTTTGCTGTTCTGCTTGCGCTACGGCGCGTTTCTGGATAGATTCATCAGCCCCGATTTTTTCAAGACCTTTCAAAGTCTTCTCAAGGTCTTTGTCAATCGCCTTTTGGATATCGTCAGCCAACCCTTGTACGCTTACGCGTACATTCTCAACAGCCTCTGCGCCACCCTTGCCAAAACTAATAGTAGCTCGATGTATTTCATCAACCTTGGATTTCAACCGTGACAGTTCTTGGTCTTGTAGTTTGCTTACGCTTGTACCCCATGTTTGAGTACGCTCGTTGGCTTCTGCGATATTATGAGCAATTATACCAATCGTTGCTAGTACAGCACCACCAGCTAGAATACCCCAAGTTGCTCCGCTACCTAATATACCTACTGCTGTACTCCATAATCCTGTACTTGCGGCAGCACCCTCTGCAGCCGTACCAGTAGCAGTCATACCAGTAGCCATTCCTTTTAAGCTGTTGATAAATCCATTACCCTCAGAAACAGATTTTAGTACACCGCTAAATTTACCAATTCCTCTAGCGACTGTACCCAAAGTCTTCGAAAAGCCACTAATAATTCTTGCACCACCGCCTAATATTTTCATCGCTGGGCCAATTGCAGCGGCAAAAGCACCCCATTTAATGATGTTTTGCTGTTGCTCCGTAGACATTTCACTAAACTTCTTAGCCATGTCTCATAGCGTTTGAATCCAAGTTTTTGCGGCGTCCAAACCACTGTTTAACGCTTTTAGTAGTGGCCCACCGAATTCAATGGCAATGTCAGTAAGTTTGTTCTTAAAAATTTTAAGTTGTGATTCTGTGGTTTCGTAGCGTTTGCTCGCTTCGTTTGTAAGTGCGTTATTTTCTTTCCAAGCGGTATTAGAGCGACTAACTGCCTCACTCATTCGGTCGGATGCAAGAGCTAAAGATTTCAGCATATTTCCTTGACGGATTCCTTTCATACCTAAATCCGAAAGGATGCCGTCCATGTTCTTGCCTTCGTCGTGCGCACGTTGTAGCCCTTTGATAAAGGCTTGTAATGCTTCCGCTGGTTTTTGTTTCCAAGCTTGAGAGAATTGTTCCGCAGTCATACCTGCGGTCTGTGAGATAAGTTGGAGTTTTTCTTTTGCTCCTTTCCCTACCCCAGCCACTGCCTTACCGATACCAGTAAGGGTCTGGTTCATCGCAGTTCCCCCAGCTTCTGCTTCAATACCTACACTACTCATCGCAGTTGCAAGACCTAAAATCTCTGGTGTGGTTAAACCAGCTAGCTTACCGCCTGCTGCAAGACGGTTAGTCATTTCGACGATATCTCGTTCAGTTGTGGCAAAATGGTTACCTAAATCTACCACGGCTGATCCAAAGTGTCCAGACCATGTGCCAAGGTCCTTTCCAGACACTTGCATGATATTACCAATCTTAGCGATTGACGATGCAGCTTCTTCGGAGCTTAGGTTAGTAGACACTCCCAAATTAATCATAGTTTTGGAAAAGTCTTTAATTGCACCAATTGGTACACCTAATTGTCCTGCCGCTTCGGCTACATGGGCAATTTCAACCGCACTAGATGGCATTTCTTTAGCCATTTCACGGATGCTGGTGGATAATTGCGCGAATTGTTGTGGAGTGCCGTCCACTGTTTTTTTAACGCCCGCGAAGGCACTCTCATAATCAATCGCAGCCTTAACTGCCACACCAGCGCCAGCAAGCAATGGTACAGTCAGACCTTTGGTAAGCGTTGATCCAACACTTTGCATACTTTTACCAATACCCTGCATCTTCGAACCAAATGAATGCAAACTGTTTCCAACTTGTGTCCATTTACTAGACTGGATATTGATTTCTTTAGTGAGATCAGAATACCTGCCTCTCAAATCTGATAAAGTCGTAGCTGTCTGCAACATCGCATTACGTGCGCCTAGCAAGTCTTCTTTGTTCTTCGCACTCGCACTACTCAAATCACCAATTTTTGATTTTAGATTATTATAGTGATCTGTTTGTTGCTTTAAAATGCCTTCATAGGCTTTAATGCTATTTGCAGTCTCACCAAGAACGGTTTTCATTCCTGCGATATTTTTGCCGCCTTTACCAACATTTTTAAAGGATTTTTCCATCGCAGACAAGGAACGATCCAGACCACGCATATAAGAGCTTAATTGCTTGGTGTTTCCAATAAATGGTTGGATATCCAGCGATGCTGTTGCTACTAATTCACCTAAATTACTAGCCATTTATCCTCCTTTCCTAGCCAAATAAAAGCGGAAATGCTTTATCAAGCGTGGTCTCTTTCTCTGCTTCTTCTTTCTTCGTTTCAAAGGCCTTAACCATTAAATCAAAATCAGAAAGTCGCATCTGTTTAATTTCAAGGATTGTATACCCTTGTTGCATTAATTCCTGAAACCAGATTAAGAGATTGTCGCGCGCTTCTTCTGGGCTTATCCCTTTTTTTCGTCTTCACCCTCAAGGTCTTCGATCACTTCTTCTTTAATTCCAAGCGCTGCGAGATAGATTTTTTCAAGTGTTTTTAAAATCGTGATATCTGCTTGCTTCAAATCTTCGACTTTAAATTGACCGCCAAACATATCAACAAACATCTTGAGATATGCTTCATTGAGTTTGCGATTTTCTTTTGGATCATTCGCTTTCTTAGGGTCTTGGATAAGTGCTGATTGTCGCACGTTTTGCTCAGTTGCGAGGAGATTATCCTCTACATTGATATATTCTTTGGTAAATTCTTTATCAATTCCACCGATATTTAGCTTGATTGTGTACATTTCCTACTCCTTAATAAAAATAAAAAGCATGGAAATAAAATCCATGCTTAGAAAGTTGTTATCCTGCGCCTACAGGCGAAGCTGGTGCGGCGCTTACAACTTTGGGAAGACTGCGTCACGGAATTTTTGCAAGTTAAACGCTGGGTTATCTTCGCGGGCAATAATCATTACATCACCGTTTTCATCGTCACCGCGGGCAACAAAGTTACCTGTCACGCTGTCTTCTTTTGGAGATGGTGAACCATCTTTAGTTTCAGTTTCCATGCCAGGCAATGAGAATTTACCTTTAAGAAGACCAATCCAGATAGCTTTACCATCTTCTGTAGATGTACGGAAGCAGCAAGCCACATCTTTTGGAGTGAGGTTTTTGTTGTACACTTCCATACCGTCTTTAACTTCGATTCCGTACAATACTTTCCGTGCTTCTGTTGGCAAGTCAAGCACTGAGATTTCCAATTGTGTACCAGTGATACCAGATGACAATACTACGTATGGTCCATCATCGGCAGCAATTGTTACAAGTTCGTTCGTGATATCAATCTTAGCAGATTTCATACCAGTTAGTTTCATAGTTGTTGGGACTTTGTTTTCAGCGTTAACTTCACCAAATTCAAATCCACGCAATCCAAATTTAACTTTAGACATTCATTAATCCTCGTTTCTTAATTTTTCTAATTGCCAATCAAAAAAACGATACTTTCTTACATTCACTAGTAAGTCAATATCGTTATCTCTGTATCTTGGCAGTTCATTAGTTGTGTAACGTTCAAATCCGTTACTTTCTAAAATCTTATCCATCAATTCAGCAATCTGTTCAGACTGCTTTGCGTTCAAGCACCAAAAGTTGATTGTGATTCTGTGTTCAGTTGAAATGACTTTATCATCTGCAAACTCAACATCATTCTCGTAGGTTGGATAGATACGCATAAAGGGAGCAAGCTCCTTACTCAAAGCGTTCGTAGGTCGTTCTGGGATGTCGTAGGTAAAGATACCTTGTTTAAACCCAAGACCGAATTTCTTCCCTCGTAGCTTATCGAGTAAGCTGTTTAGTTCTTCGCTATTGCTTAATAACTTATAAGCTATTGTTTCTACTGTCACAATCCCAATCCCTCCTTTACTTTAGTTGCGTATATTTCCTTAACAATTGGTGTTGCTTCGTTAATTGTTCTTTCTTCAAAACCTTGTGATTTCTGATATTTCGTACCATCGTCTGGAAAGTGTATCCGCCAGCCTGTAGCACGACCATAGCCGATATCTTTTGATATCAAACCATGGTCACCACCTTTAAAACTGGTTACTTTCGTATCATCTTTGGCATGGACATTATCCATAACAAAATAAACAGGAGTATTTCGTTTTAAAATCTGTTCCGTTTCGTCTGCTGCTTCCTTAACCGCAGATCGTGCAGCTTTCGGAGCTTTGACCTGCAGTTCAGTAAGCCGTGATAAAATCTGATCCAGACCCTTTGTCATGTCCGCCTCTTAATACTGATCTTATCCATGTCAAATGATGATTCATCCACATCGACCGATACGATATCATACTCAAATCCGTTAAATTCAACATGATCTGAGCTGTCGAATGGTCGCTCTGGATTGTGACGAATATACAAGGTTTTTAATTCGCTTGAAGAAACAATTCCTTTAGCTTTCTTGTTAGCAGTTTGGTTTGCTCCCTCTTGAAAGTCTTTCAAGGAAGTCTTAGCAACCTCTGCCCAGCAAGTATAGAGGTTTTTTCGAGATGGGGAGATAACCTCACCATCTTCGTTTTGACCTCCAATTTCACGGAAGAACGTTACTCTGTGATTCATTTTTCTTGTGATCATCGAGTTCCCTCCGTGTGCGTAGTTGATGGATAATATTAAGTACACCGTTGGCCAGTCCATGACGTTGTGTGTCAGCAGATAAGCCACGATGTTCATACTCCTCTTTCACTTGCTTTTTGACGGCAAGCGTAAACTTAGCATATTTAACTAAATCTTTAGGAGTTATATCATTTCCGATAGCAAAACAGATTTCATCTTCTGCAGCTTCGATCATTTCTTCAAGCATTTGATCCTCAAAGTCAAAATCAATCTTGCAGTATAGTTTTACATCTTCTAAATCCGTTACAGCCATGCTATCACGCTCCAATCAATGCAAGTAGTTGCTCTTTGGTTTGTGAGACGCTGTATGTGATTCCTTTGCTATCGAGATAAGCCATGATGTCGGCTTTGGTGCTACTTGCGGTCGGAGTGACCGCAGACCGTGAGACACCCCCGCTTGTTGGGGGAGTATTAGGGCATAGTTACGAAGTAACCAGCTTTCGCATCTGCTTTCTTCACATCGAAGCGTACAACTGCTTGCAAGTATTGACCGTAGATTTCGTTATCAGTCCAGCGAAGTCCAAGCTCTTGACGATCTGCAAAGAGTACAGCACGTTGGATGTCACCAATAAATGCATGAGCTTCACCGTCAGCACCAAGTGTTGCATCAGAAACAACAAATACTGGATGTCCAAGAAATACTTTTCCAGAAGCAGATGTGATTGAATCTTGAAGAAGGTAACGATCATTCTTATCTTTCAAAGTGTCCAATTTTTGGTAGAAACTTTGGGAAACAACAAATGATACATTGTAAGCTGGGTCAAGATCTTTGTTCAAGATATGCTTGATTTCATCAAGGTTTGTAGCGCTTTTTGCTTCAAAATCTTTCAATACAGTAGCGATCGCATCGTTAGTAGTATTGACTTTGATTTGGTTAGCTGCTTCTGCAACAATTGCCAAAAGGTCAACGTCTGCATCGTCAATAGCTTCTTGAGACAATGGAATTGCACCACGGTAAGTCTTAACTTTCCAATCAACTCCTGTAAATTCTGGTTTAGCAAGAGCTGGATTCTTTTCCAATTCTTCAACGCTTGCCATTTTAGATGTAGCTTTCTTCAAGATTGGGTAAGAGCCTTCGCCTTTAGATGCTTTGTGGATTGTTGCGAATTGTTTAAGATCAACAACTGTCTTAACTTCACGCATTGGTGTAGTTACGATTTCTTTGCTAGTTACTTTTTCAGTTCCAGCTTTCTTTAATCCATCAGTAGTAGGATCCACTGCTACGTTCATTGGAATGAGGAGGTCTTTTCCTTCAAGTTTCAACTGCGCATCAGCTTTCGCACCCTTAGTACGGATGTACTCATTTACCGCTTCACGGTAAGATTTAGTTTCTGCTTTTACTTTATGAGCTTTACCAGCTTCGCTTTCAACGTTACCAGCTTCTGCAAGTTCATAAGACTTCAAGTCGTTTTCAGCTTCTTCTTTTTGAGATTTCAAAGCATCAATATCAACGCGAAGTGCACGCGCTTTTTCAAGATCTTCAGTATTCAAGGCAGATTTCAATTCTTCTGTCTTAGCAGTGATTTCTGCGCTAGCTTTTGCAATTAGCGCTTTAATCTGTTTCATTTTTTCTGTATACATACCTTTATTTCTCCTTTCGGTATTAAAAAAAGAGCTTAAAGCCCTCTGAGTAATTCTTCTTTTTCGATTTCTCGTAGCATATTTTGGATTTCTGACTTACGCTTGCTACGGTTAGCGTAGAAGTCATCAATAACCGCTTGCGGTAACAATCCATTTTCAAGGCTTGCTACTGCTCCAACATCATTAAAGGACATCACTTCATCCGCAAAACCCTTTTCAACCGCTTCACTAGCTGACATATAAGTTTCATTTCTCATCATGTCAAGAATTTCTTCTTCTGATAAACCAGTTTTAGCTACATAAGCATTGATGATAGCTTGATCGCTTGATTTCAGTGCATTAGAAGCCTTATCTAAATCATCACTATTGCCAGATACGTATCCATAAAGCGCCTTGTGGATCATGATCTGTGCTGTTGGACTAATAATCACCTTATCAGCACCCATAATTGCTACACTTGCAGCACTCGCAGCCATTCCAGTCACTTCTACAGTCACATTCCCAGGATAGCTTTTTAAAGCTGTATAGATTTCACTACCAACCGTGACAAGTCCACCGTTTGAATTAACTTCCAAAACGATGTCGCCATTGTCTTCTGGAAAGGCATCTGTGATAGATTTAGCACTTACCGCTTCCAAACCAAAGTAGTCGTAGGCTTCTTGGCTATTATTCGGAATTAGTGGTCCTTTCATCTTGATTCTCTTTGCCATCTTCATTCTCACCCCCTTTCATTGCTTGATATTCCTCTTTCTTATCGAGAAACACGTAATTCAAGCTGGATTGGTAACGATCCATGTTAGGATCAGACGAACGCTCTTTACCAAGCTCCACGCGCCCCTCATTGGGTGTGATAACTTGGTTAATAATCAACTTCGTGATCTCGTCTACGTTTCGACCCGTAACGCTTCTGGTGTCAAACTCAATCTTAAATAGTTTGCGTTCTTCATCCCCCAGCACTTTAAGGGCCAGTTCGCTCGTGATAGCGTCAAAATAAAACGGCAAGTCATTCGCTACATAATCCTCAGCCAACTGTGCTACAGACTGGTTAGGACTATTCACACCCAGCTTATAACTTGGTACGCGCAAGGCTTTCGCAATTTGTGCGGTCGTAAAGTTATTAGATGTAATCAGTTGCAAGACATTCGTATCAATTTCGAGTGGTGTATACTCCTGCGTATCGTCAAACACTAAAGGACTGCCACCAGTCGAACCCTCACGCATCTTCTCAAAGTCCATACGGGCTTTCTTACGGGCTTCACCGTTTAACTGCGCACCTTTTAGCTTGATAATTCCACTAGAAAATCCATCACGGAAGAATTTAATCAAGGTATTCAGTCCACCATCTTGCAGGCTGATCTCGCTACCAAGCGATAGCAGTGGAGACCGTCCTAAAATAGTGTCATGACTAAAGAATTTCCAGTGGATGACATCTTCCGCTTTACATTCAATCGCCTTACCCGTCAAACGGTCACGGAAGGTATATATCAGTCTGTGGTCGTCCGTTTCCTCTACAGTCGTTTCGGACGGCCTGTAAAATTGAAATTGAAGCGCCTTATCAGTATTAGGGTCTCGTAAGATTCGAGAAAATGAATTACCTGTTAGAATCGCGTTAACGGTCATAGCAAACTTCCACGTTCGTGCTGACACGTTACCAGTCGACTTAACATTTAAGAGATAGTTCAAATCTGCATCTTGCTCGATATTCCCCGTAAAGTCTTTCTTTAATAGCGGGAATCGTGCGATATCCCCAGCGATGATGGTGACTGCAGTTAAGATATCGCTGTTCTTTAATGCAGAAATTCCCGTGTATTCTGGGGAGTAGTTGCCAGACAACACGGAAGAAATGTAATCATCGTAAGAGGGTTTGGTTGATCCCAATGGTTGAAAGAAACTCATATAATCTCACCTCCTTTCTATCCATTGAAATCAATGCTTTTTATGTTTGCGCTCAAGTCGTTTGATTTCATTTCCTAGAAATTCAATGACATCTAATGTATCTTGCGTGAATTTAAAGAAGTCATTCTCTAAATACTCAATACGCTCTAGTAACTCGTATTTCTTCTTGATTCGTTTCTTCATTGCGCACCTCCTCGATCAATGTAAATCGCTAAAATAATTAGGATCAATCCAGTTGATATAAATCCAACCACTGGATTGACTAAAAATAGACCGTAAATTAAAAACCCTATGCCGATCAGCAATAGGATTGTATGTATATATTTCAGTAAGATCAAAATAGGCTACCTCCTCCCAATATTTTCTCGTTCGTCCAGTAACCAGACCCGTCAAATGGTTCAAGGTAGCATACCGCATAAGCATCTAATAGGGCATCTAGTGGGTCGATCTTGTTGCTATTCTTATCTTTATCAATACGCATACCGTTATTATCAACCTTAACACGCGCATTATTGATAGCCATAGTTAGTAACTGATTTCCAGCGTGCTTGATAGTACCTTTCAAGACTTCATCACGTAGTTGTCTGGTTGGCATATTTAATACCATTGTGTTTTGTCTAACTTCAATTAATGGCCATTCTGGATGTCGTTTTTCAATCATCGCAATCAATGAGCTAAATTGGTATGGGTCAAAGCATATTGCTTGTAATTCCCATTCGTTCATATAGATCATTTCTTCCAACTTCTCAAGGACACGTTCATCATCAATTACACCACTTTCAAGAGTGGTTATCTCGCATTCTCCCATACGCTCTAAATTCGTATAAGAGACACCATCGCGTTTCTCTTTAGCAACTAGCCCATACTTGGTAGCTACAAACGAAAAGCTATCACAAAACCAATAGTCGTCCATCTGGGCCATCGTGGATATAGCAAACAAGTCGTTAACTTTCCCCACGTCTACACCGACCCAAACTCTGCGCTTGCGTGTATTTGGCTTTTCATCGAGTTTAGCTTGTTGCCAGCTCGATTTATCCATGTATGAGCTTTCAGATGATTGTCGCCACATATTGAAGTTCTTAACCAGCACTTCATTCACTGTACCAGTCTCAAGTGATACTTTCCTGCGTGTTCGCAGATAGTCAATCATGTTATCGTAAAGTGCTTCAACTTCTAAAATAGGGTTTGATTTGATCCAGTTGGCTTCATCTTTGATTTCTTCTTCATTATCCTGTTCAGCAATAAAAGCAAAGTAACCATCATCTACAATTTCATCATTTAAAATTCGTTCGATATATGGATACTCAATTGTGTGCATCGGTACGTTTAAATCAAATCCAGCGGTTGAGATAATCAAAATCAATGGATTATCTAATTGCCCTTGACCAGATTCAAGTAGCTCGATCATTTCATTTGTTTTAGATGCTGCAAACTCATCTAATACACCGACATAAGGCTCGAATCCATCGACTGCCCCCGTATCACGGGAAAGTGGTCGTATATAGGATTCATCTACCAAGTTACGCAATTCCTCCCGCACTCGTTTAGTGGCCTTACGGACATCTTCATCTTGCGCCCTCAACGCATCTAACTGCTTACGTGCCATCTCAAACGCGATCTTTGCCTGTGTTTTATCGTTGGCTGTGCAAAATAACTGCCGTGACATTGCTGGATTGCGACCAAACAGAAATTCGTAGAGCAAGATACCAGCCACAAGAATCGTTTTACCGTTCTTACGAGCCAACGAAATCATCGCTTTTCTAAAACGTCTGATAGTCTTATCTGACTTTCTGCGCCAGCCATACAGGCTTGCGATAATAAACTTCTGAAACTCAGCTAGTGGATAAGGTTTACCAGTTTTGACATCTGGGAGGATTTCAATAAAATCAATCGGGTTCTGCGCCATATCTGGAAAGTAGTCGTAGTCGCTATTGGGAATATTTTCCAAATCTCTCATGTGTCGCTTGCAAGCCTTATAGACTTTCTTGCTGACAATACGTTTTCCATCGACAACATCTTTAGCGTATCTGTACGCTACGTCTTGATATTTCTTATCTACGATTGTTTCAATCCTCCTTTCTGACAAAATACAGACCGTGTAGGAATCGAACCCACGACTACAAGGTTGGAGCTTGTCATGTTACCTCTACACCAACGGCCTAAAATAAAAAGCCATTTCATTAAGAAATAGCTTCATCCTCCGAATTTATCAAATATACTGGTTTTCTTCTCTTCCACTTGTGGTACATATAATTTCATACGACTGTCCACCGTCAAACCAAGCTGTGATGCTGCTCGTGTTAAGTTAGTAGTCGCACGTTCGAGACTATAGAGCATCTTATTTGGTAAGACTTTACCACTGCTAGTCTCGTATACATATCCCTCTTTCTGCAATCCGCGAGAGATTTCTTTATAGACCGCATACCACGTACAATAGGTCTCTAAAATCGCTCGATCCAGATTTCTGAGGGGTAGCTTTCGTAGGTCATTAATCACACGCTTGTATTCTGCTTTTGCAATCGCATCGAAATGCTTTGGTGGTGTGATTTGTAGTGCTTCCAAACCGTCAGAAGCCTTATCCTCAATCTTCTTTCGTGCGATCTTCTCTTCTTTGGTTAAATGGC